TTCATCTATAACCCTGTATCTATCTTTCTCTTGCCCTAAGCAATTATAAATTTTACCCGTTATAAGCTCCATTGGATCGCTTATTGTCCCAATATATTTAACTTTCATCTAAATACCTCTTTACCTTAATCTTAATTTTTTCACCATCAGCCTCATACCAATGTATCTCTACAGTACGCTTTATTCCGTTTTCAATTATAATTCCTTCACCACGTACTTTTTGCCACTTATCTGCCTGTATTCCATAATTGCTTTCAAGAAAAATAGCCTCACGAATTGGAGTATCAGTGCCATCTCCAGCAAAAACCTTAATTTTAGTAATTGTTGAACCCTCTGCAAATTTTGCATGATTTCCATCAGGAAGTTTTACAGGGTAATTCTTTCCTGCTGCTCCAACACTGCGTCCGATAACTATGTTTTCTTTTATTATACCACTTCCACCGGAATTGTCAACAGATTTCGCCTTGATTTCCGCAATACGCTTTTTCTTATCAGACGGGGTAAATCCGGCAACAGACTTTTTATAATTGACAACAGCTGTTCTGTCGGGCTTATATTTCAAATCATTATCGGCACAATATTGTTTAAGTGCTTGCTGCCGTGTTTTAAGGGTTTCTTTAGCTTTTTTCAGTCCCTCAGTATCGCCTACAGATTCAAGCGCTATGCATTCACGTTTTAATTTTCTCACACGCCTTTCAAGCTCTCTCTGCCCTTGTACTTTTTTGTACTGTTCCTGATTGTCGTATTCGTCATACGGAAAATATTTTTGATAAGAAATGCCCGGAATAAAAGGATAAATATGGTGTCCGCAGTTAATACCAAGAATTCCGTTCGGTTCTCCATAGCTTGATTTTTTCCATGAATAATATTTTATTTTTCTGCCATGCAGGTCGGTTGTATAACCGTCTTTGTTCTTACGGTTGAATATTTTACCCTGATCTTCTGCACATTTAGGACGTGCTCCGGCATGACTTGATACTTCAATCAAATCAACCCCGTAATCCTCCATACGGTCAAACTGTGCCTGATGGGCAACATTATTTGCTGTTGTACGAATATCCATGTTTATGTAAGCTTCTGGAGACCATTCTCTTCCTAGCTTATCCACAAATGCTGGAATGCCTTTTTCAGACATTTCTTTGATACATTGCCTCATAGCTGCCTGTCTGCTTTCTGCACCTGTTACAACCTTTCCGGTCGCTTTATTAAGCGTATTAATAAAAGATTGCTTTTCGGCAAGTTCAGCAGTATCATTGATAATTTTCTGTGCTGCTGATTTTGCTTTATACCGCATAACAGTATTAACCATGTTAAGAGACTGTTTTGCTTGTTTTTGATAAGAGGTAAGCGCTCTTGCCATGGTTTTTTCAATTGGTACTTCCGTACCGTTTATAATACCGTTCCTTGCAAGCTTCTGAAAACCGGGTTCAAGTTCCTCAACAGCAGAAAGTGCGGCGGTTTCAAGAACTTCTGTCAGCATATCCGAAGCGATTCCCGCATATTCTGTAATAACTTTTATGTTTGATTTGTCTAGCGCTCCAAGCTGTGCAAGCATCTGTATTTTCCACTGTGCTGTAGGACTGTCAATATTTCCGGCAGCTAAATATTCGGCGATATTAGCAATAAGATCGGTTTCAAGTCCTGTGTATAAATCACTCAGACTTTGACTGAGCCGCATCATCTCCAGTTTTGTCATTGTTTTCACCGCCATTCAGAAAATCGTCAATATCAATTCCCGTTACCGACTGTTCTTTTGAAATACGGTCAAGTTCCTGCTGCGCAGTTTCTTCGTCACATTTTTGAACCTCCATAATAGCATTCAATTTTGATTTTAAGCCTGCTTGCGTAAGTTTTATATTGTTGTCAATCAAAGTATTATCATCAATAATAATGTTATCCTGCCAACCTACAGTAACAGCATATTCCTTTACAGGAATAAGATCAAGAGCCGTACCTAATGCAATAAGACTGTGTACAAGCTGTTCAAGCATTTCGGTAATTATATTTTTATTGGATTTAATAGTTCTTGCCGTTTTACTGTCCTGTGAAATAACTTCGGTGGCAGTTTTCATGCCCTGTACTGAATCAAACGAAAATGAACCGGCGGACAATCCGATCTGAAAACAAAGAATATTAAGCAGAGCGTTAATAGCGGATACATGTTCTTCGATACGCAGTTCAGTTGTATTATCAGTAATTTTCAGCGTTTCATTTTCTTCTGTTTTTAAAGCTATAAATGCTTCATCATCTGCATCAAAATAGCGGCGCATACTGTTTGTCAATGGGTCGACAACAGTTCTTATACATTGAGCCGGAACAATAATTCGTTTTTTGCCCAAGATAAATTCACGGCTGAAACTATCAAACGCAATATCAAGCGTTTCAAGAGTATCAACAGCATTGGCAAAAACCGATAAGCCAAGAGGGGAATCCGTTTCGATGTTGTTTGATACACAGGGCTTGAAATAGCAAAACATAGGAATCTGTATATTATCATAAGTAATGTAATCGGTAAGAGACGGAAACATTTCAGAAACAGCGCATTTTGTCCCAAGGCTGTCCTTTATGCTGCTTTTGTATGCTGAATTTTCAATTACAGTAATGCCTTTTTTATTAGTCCCGTGTTTTTCCATAAGGGTATAATAATTACCGTTTTTATAAGAAGTTGTGCGGAATATGCATTCAGTTACAGTATCGCCTGTCCAACCTACAGGTAGAAAATGTTCAGCCTGTGCATAGTCAATCATTGGTTTTGAATTATCAGCATAAATTTTTAATGCACAACCGCCCATTGCATAGGCATAAGACAAAATCTCAGGAAACTTGCGCCAAAATCCAGTTTTATTCAGTACACCATTTATGTATTCCTGATACGCTTCATTGTCAAGAGTTATTTCAACCTGTTCCGAAAATGTCATAGCTGAAAATTCATCACATATAACTTTAGCTGCATTCAGAAGCTTTCTGTTACGAAATCCTTTAGCGTATAGTCCGGAAGCTCTTGTGCGCCGCCATGGGGGATTATTTTGAAATATATGTTTGTGCAGTCCCATATCCTTGTAATTATCTGTAAGATTCAGAATTTCCAGATTCGGAAATGCTTGTTTAGCGTCTTGTAAAATATTCATCAGACATTTAATCCTCCAATCTCTATAATATCATTCATCAGCGGTTCAACGCTGTATTCAAATGCATCAAGGCTGTCAATGTTGAAATTTCCATCGTCAAGACGGACATCATCAATCTTTTTTGAATCCCATACAGCCGACTGAAAAGCTTGTATGATGTACTTACAATTATTCATAATAAAAAATCTGTTTTGCGCCATAATCTGATTGGTAAAGCGAATTCTTCCAAGTATTTCAGATTTTCTGGCATTGTGCGGATTTATCGGTATTTGTTTTTTAATTAGTTCAGATTTAATGCCCTTTATGAGTGTCGTTTCTGCACTGTCAAAATAAATATCATAAACATTGTATTTACTCTGACATCTGCGTATAAAATTAATGATGTCTTCATAAAGCTGAACAGGCGTTATAACCTCTTTGCGGTAATATTCTTCAAGTATTATCACTTTTTGCAAAGCTGTTGAAAATCCGGTACATATTCCGGCATGAGCGGAACCGTTGCCGCCAAAGTCAAAGCCGATATTGCAGTACATGATATCATCCGGGGGATTATCAATAATAAATTCCTCCGGATTGTCTGCAAACTGCTTGTAAATAACCCCCTCCGCTGATACCCACAGTCCCTTAATATATCTGTCATGAAACACTCCTGTAAATTGTTTTTCAGCAGATTCCAATTGTGCAGGGGAGAGAATAGGATTATCTGACATAAGAAAGTGCAAATGCAATGCATTTTTTTCGTCAGCCTTCTGAATCCATTCGGTATAAAACCAATGGAATTGATTGTCCGGATTGCAGTTGAACCATAATTTAGCTTGTTCAACTGATAGGGTACGGGTTATTGCCTGTTCAACAAATGAACGCGGCATTAATGCCACCTCGTCAAAAAATACGCCGCTTAACGTGATGCCTTGAATCAGCATGTAAGACGATTCGTCCTTACCGCCAAAAACATAAAAATAATTTTTCTTCCCCATACCCTCAACAGTCAGCAGATTGACGGAACGGGTATAAGTAACTTTGAAATAATGTGTAATATCAACTATTGATTGCAAGGGCATAATAATATTACGTTCTGCCGAACGTACAGTTTTACCGCATATACCGAATGTTGCGCCGTCAAAGCGTCTCATAGCCCATAAAATAAATGATGTAATCATGCAAATGGTTTTACCCGAACGTACAGCACCATCGCAAATAATCGCCTTGTAATCGTCCTTATAGCACCATTTGAAAACGGTTTTTTGTTTAGGAGATAATTTTTTAAAGGTCATTTTGTATCGTCCTCCAAGGCTTTATATAACGTGGGTTCTTCTGATTTTTCCGGAACGCCTTTAACAGCATCTTCCTTTAATTTTAATTCTTTACGCTTCAAAGCATGGTTTTCACGCTGAACGGATTCGCCCATAAGGTCAATCAGCATATCTGCCGCTTTAAGGTTTCTTTCAGTCAATGCCTCATCTGTCAGCATATTTATAAGCTCTTCATAAAGCTCCGGATTTT